CGAGCCCCGATGTTCGTGTTCGTATACGACCACGCGCTACCCGAATAAACGAAACCGAGTCCGGCTAGCGAACCGTAATCCGCGCTCGCGCCAACAAGGGGCAACTGGCCTGTGGCATTATTGTATGTATAGTCACACCAGCGGGCGTTTGAGTTACCGCCATTAACGGAGGATGCTATGATATCGAAGAACTCGCCAAGAACAACTTCCGAAAGCCACCCCTCAGTGGTGATACGCGTAATCTGACGGAAATCACCGTTGGGGTTCGTTGCAAGTTCATTGGCATCGGGCAGACGATTGCCTTTATAGATGAACACCTCCGTACCATTCTGAGCGGCATTCGCGCTGTTGCCAAAGTAGATGCCTTGGAACATCTGCCAGTACCAGTTATAGAGGTTTTCTATGCCCATGAACGAAGTATGGCAAGACTTGGCATTACCGGTGACAGAAGAGAGGTCAACGACACCGAAGGCATCACCGAGTGCTTTTGTTGCACCAGTGGTAAGGTTATTGACCTTTGCCCAGTTATCGGCATCACCACCGGGGCCATAGCCGAGGTTTTCTTGCACGTTGGGGTTTCCGAACTGTGCGAGGTTCATCATGATAAGCAAGCGCACCTGCTCATAGTCCATCAATCCCCAATCCTCGCCGTTGAGTTGAGCGGCATTCCAGAAGGCATTGATAGTGATGCTTGCCTTGACATTCGCGCCCGATACGGAACGGAGTTTGTTGCTCGCATCGAACGAACCCATGTAGCAGCCGATGACGTTATAGTTGCCGCCATCAGCACCACCGATATAATGCTTCGAGATAGGATAAGGCGAACACCACAGATAAGGAATGTTCGTTGTTGCGTCCACCTGAACGAGATAGTACAGGCGAGGGCCTATCCACATGATATTACCCTTCGATTCATCGAGAGTAGTGCCATCGGCATACACGCCACGGTTGTCAACAGAGAGTTTTGCGGCCTTGCCATCAGGCGTTACGAGATAGCAGCCACACTGTGCCTTGTAAGCCTCCCACATATCCGTGTTTCCGACACGACCCCAAGCGGGCGAAGATTGTGTCTGCTTGATGGGAACGCCCCATGCCAGTGCGCGTAAGGTCTGAGAGTCGCCATCGTTGATGACGTTAATCAGTTTGTCAAGAGTGATACGGCGAATAGCACCGTTTACCTCAATCAACACCGAGTTGCTCTTAAGCATCGATGTTACGGAATTGGCTGTTGCCAGCGACTTTTTGAAACCAGTCATAATTTCGAATCTTTTTAGTTATTAAACATTTAATATGTGAATTCTACGCCTCCTGTAACCGTCACGTCATGCAAACCGCCATTCTTCGTAGAGTCGGCATTAGTGATGGTTGTGGAACGCCCAGAGAGTGTCCTGATGACACCTTTCGTCTCATAGTCCACCACCTCCAAGTCCCAAATGATATTTGAACATTGCTCTGTGATGTCGAGGTCGCCGTCAATCTTCGAGATATAGGCTTCGACCTGTACGCTGTGACTCTCGTCAACACCTTCACCGGTGACCTTGTAACGTATGACAAATTCATCCGCAACGTCCTTGATGGAGATGCCAGCGACAGCCACGCGCTCGCCACCGACAAAGAATGCCGCAACGAGTTCCAAGATACCATCCACACCATCGCGGTTGACAGTTATCTGCTTCGTGTCGCCCGAAATGGTGTACTTTCCTGCCGTCGTTGACAGTTCGTTCGCATCGGCTACGCTGTTGCGATACCACTTGATTGTGAAGGGCTTCTCCGTATATATCGTACCACCGAAATACAGAGCCGATTTGATGACGGTGGATGTCGTGTCTTTGTCGAGTGTGGCCTGTTCGGTGAATACCGTTGCCGTGAACGAGTTGGACGCGATATGCTGAATATCTATCGTTGTCGAGTGCGTCACAGGCAGCGAGTTAACGCCGTTGTGTGCCGCATATCCCTCGTATGTCAGACCGTCATCGGCATCATTCTCTTTGGAAGCGAGATTCTTGACGATTTTCAAAGCACCGTCATTTCGCATCGCAAAGTAGCCAGCATAGTACGTTCCGCTTGAAAGTTTGTAACCTTCGGAATCGGATGCACCATCAAAGGCGAGATATACGTCATTGTAAAGCCACTTATGCCCCGACAGAGTGACAGGCAGTCCATCGGAAGCCTTGCACTGCGGCAGGAGGATGGGGTTTGGTGTGTCCGCATCTTCCCAGTCGGGCGCAACAAGAACGGGAGTCTTGTCGGGGTCTACACCTTGATAGAGCGGACTGCCAAGATACCTGAAAAAGGTAGAGAGATTGCCACCAGTACGCAGTCGCTTGATGGTGACACTACCTTGTGTACTGTATTGTTTGCTCATTTTTCTAACCAGTCATTAAGTTCATGTAACAAATCCTTATCACTATACGCTGTGCCTTGCAACTGCGCCACGCGCTCTTCGAACGTGCCATGGAGATTCTGATTGCAGACCACCTCTTTATTATTCAAGATTATTTCTTTCGAGTTGGTGCGATGTCGGGCGAGAATGAAGCCAAACGAGGCTGCTTTCTGTTTCGGTGCAATAATGTAAATCATAACTTTTTAATTGAATATAAAGGGAGTTCCGTTTTCATCCGTCCATATTGTATCATCGCCTTCCGATGCTATGCTATAGGCGGGTTTATAAGCGATTTGCGTATAGATTTCCAGCCAGTCATCTTCATACGTGTTTCCAATGCCTGTCTTGGCAAGCGTAAAGAGGGTTTCCTCGCCTTCGTTGTGCTGAACGGCGGTAGCATGTGCCGATGTCGTGAACCAGTCGATTTTGAGCGACAAGCCCGGACACTCCAGTACCTTTCCATTCGATTGCATCATCAAGCGGTCATAGCGAGCCGTAGCCGTAGGCACGATTCCTGTCTGATTGCCGTGAACAGGGTTATCGTACTTCGGTTCAAGGCGACGGACGGCAAACTGGATAGAGTCTTTTTCCTCGCCTCTCACCTTTACAACGACACGGTAGTTTTCGAGCGTTATCATGCGGAGGTCTATCACGATATGGGAGCGGTCGAACTCGACAATCTCAGTATCTTCGGCAGCAGTATCAATCAAAGTGTATGTATTGTTAGCACCAATGCGATACAGTTCAATGGTATAGTCATCCGCTGCCTCTGCCTCCTTGTCGCCCTTGAAAAGAACGATGGGGATGCGACAGAGGTAACTCAACTTATCTTCTCGCGCCTGTTCCTCCGTCACGTCCTGTTCTATGCCCTGCGACCTCTTATGTTCAAAGAGAAGCAGAGGGTCGATGAATGGGTTATAGTGGATAACGGGGTCACAACCAAGATTGAGTTTATACTGATATTCGGCAAGGTCTATCGTGCGCAACGTCACCTCGTCCGTCTTGACATCGATATTCTGCCCAAGGCGTGTATCAGCAAGGACACCTTCGAAATGCAAGCGGTGCTGCTCTGTAGTGGGAATATTCTTATAGACAACGAGCGAGCCACGGTCTGAACCGACAGTAAGAATCTCATAGTCCACATTAACAGTCCACGAATCTTCAATGGGGTTTCCGTCCAAGAACCAATGCAACTCGTCAGCAGCCAAGTTTGCGTTGGCATAGGGGGAACTCAGCGAGCCATCATTAGCGTATGCTATGATGTTCGGTTTGATAGTCAAAGGCGAAAGCAGACGGTTGGGGTTATACTCTTTCTTGCGCACATTGTATGTTTGCAAGAGAGGGCTGAATCCGTTTGACACCACGATAATATGTGATGAAGTGGTCAACGGCGCGAACTCCTTTTTAATTCTTAGTCTCGTTGTTTCCATAATGCTTTTTTATTGCCTTGAATTATTCACCCTCAGTATCAACCCAGATAGTCGAACCGTAGATACGAGCGACATAGGCGAGAAGGTCGGCAACCTGATAGGTCGTACCATCAACAGTCACAGTTTGCATATTATCGACAGTCGTTTGCAACGAAGCGAGTTGGTTACGCGCCACAGTGTCCTTCAACTGACGAATCTCGCCTGTCTTTTTCAGTTTTATTTTTGAAAAGAATGCCATAACTAATCAATGTTTAAAAGGTTGTCAACTACTCGCTTTCTTCTGTTCCGAAAACAAGCATTTCTTCGTCTATATACGCCTCTGCTGTTTCGTCTATGACAAGCATCTCGTCATCAGTTTCATCGACATCGAAGGGAACGGCGACAACAAGACTATTGCCCAGCCTATCCTCGACATCGGAAAGTTCGCCTTTTGTGGCAAATTTATAGTTGATGATAGCCGCCATCTTCTTTAGCAGCAATCCCAACGCTTTCAGTCGTAACTTAGCCATAATACTTACTTTTAGAGGTTAAACAAGATGGGCGGTGGCAGGGATAACAGCCACCACCGCCCATACCGTCAGACGCGATTACTCGCCGTCAGTGATAGAGTCGGTGCTGACACCCTCGATGGCAGCCTTCACGGCAGCGGCATCAGAACCCTCGGCAGGAGTGCCGGTGATGTCATAGCCATACCAAGAAGCAATCTCGGCATCGGTCAGCAGGGTCAAGTCCATATCCTCAACGAGGCCGTCGAGGTGTTCCTTATCCTGCGCACTCATCGCACCGTTCGCACCACCAGCACCGTTGGTAGAAGCCTGAGCAAGACCCAGTTTCAGACCCTCAGCAGTGATGGCGAGACCGTTTGCGTTTGCGCTGTCGATGTTGATTGCCAGACCATTCGCATCAACCATGAGACCGCTTGCCGTAGCGTTGAGCTTGATAGAGAATACCTTGTTGTTCAGGTCGATACCGTTACCATTGGTGTAGATATCGATGAACGAACTCAGGTCAACGCAGATGTGCTGTGCCGTCTCGTCACCCTCAACAGTGTTAACAGCAAGGTCAATCCACTTACCAGCACCAGTCACAGCAGCAGGAGCCTCGTATGGCTCGGCAACGGCCACATTGTTCTCTTCCGTTACCATCCACTTGCCTTCGTCAGCACCCTCGCCTGCGACAACGGTCAGCAACTTGGATGACTTAACGAGGAAGTCCTTCGGAATGTCAATCTCGCCGATGGTGTTCTGCGGAGTAACCTCGGCCAGCGACTTGGCGGTAGAGATAATGTAGGTCTTCAGATAACCGGTGTTAGCGGTAGCCTTGACATACAGGTTAATACTGTTGGCACTGATTTGCAGGTCAGTGTACTTCTTGGCGAGAGTCGCCACCTTCTTCAGGATGATTCCCAAAGCCTTCAAACTTAATTTTGCCATAATTTTGAAAGTTTAAATAATTAAAAAATAAGTGAACTATATACTGATGCGGCAGAGCCGCTTTTCAGTCCTACTTGATACGAATCTGTGCGCTGGTATAGTCGCCTATGACAACCTTTCCAGTCACCTGACTTGCGTTGCGGTACTGCGTTGAGCGCGTAGAGTCGAGAGTGAGCGTAGTGCCTACCCCGCTCGTTTCAACGCGAATATCACCAAGACGCAAAGACCATGCTACCGGGCGGTCATCCGCGATATTCTCACCGACAAGGCGCAACGTGACGTTCTCGCCCGAATCCTCGGCAGCGATACCGTTCACCTTCGGAGGGAAGAACACATCTTCGAGGTCATCGTCTATCTGGGCATCCGTCTCGGTAATGAGATTGTCAACGGTGTTCGCGATGTCCTCTTCCGAAGCCCCGCCAGCCTCGATTTCATCCAGCACCTCTTTCAGAGTCGTATTCTCAGGGTAGCCGTGCAAGAAATTCTTGATTTCGTCCACGGTATCGATTTCGTTGTTGTCATTCGGTTTCGTGATGGCTTCCACCGCCACGTCACCATCGACCTCAAAGCCAAAGTTCTCGAAGAGTTGTATCTTGCGGAGTTTCTTCACCCCGTCAACCTCTTCGTAGCAATACCTGATTCCTTTGTAGATAAATGTATTCATAATTTCGCATTTTAAAATGTTACTACTGTTTCTGCTATCGGTTCATCCGCATCACCTTTGGCGGTAATGGTGAATGTTGTCGAGAGGCCATCGCCAAGGTCATTCTCTTCCGCATTGAAGGAGATAAGTATCGCTCCTGCGAAATCCTTGACCTTCTGCTTCAAAGCCCATGCGTTATCGCTTGCCTCGTCACCGCTGTTGCGAACGATTTCCCACGTCTTGACGGTGTTCGTAATATCCTCCAGGCCACCGCGAATGACGTGACATGTGAGGACGGTACTCTCACCCCATGCGATGACGAAGCCGATGGTGCTTTCAACCTCCATCTTCACCCTCAGGCGTTCGAACATTTGCAACTCACCGAAGATATAGGCGTTACCGAAAACCTGTCCTACGCCGTGAAAATCCTTTATATACGTGTCGCCTTCGGCATTGATGGCTTCGAGTGAGAAACCATCCAAGACTCCACGTATCTCGATGAAGTTCGACATTTGGAACTCCCACGTCGATACATCGGCAAGCCATACGGAATAGTTCGTTGTGTCGTAACGGAATGCCTGTCGCGAGGTGTCGTTGGTATTTCCGCGCTGGGCGAAGTGCATACCGGCAAACGGATGGATGCCGTTGCCACCATCATTTATCGGGCGAAGGGCGTAGACGAACTCGCTATTGTTCGTTCCCGAACATTCGATGATTTGGAAATACACCGTCTTGAAGCCGGCGAACGTGAAGCCGCCTTTCTTATCATCAACATCTGCCTTCTCGTTGCCGTCAAGGTCTGCCTCGTCATGCCATATTCCCATACACAGGTCATAGTCATTGATAGCACCGATTTCTCCTTCTTCGAGTTTCAAGGTGCATCGACCAGTCGTTTCATCAATGGGCGTAACGGTTTCAATGATTCCACCGCCCATAGAGTGCATTTTAAGCCCGATATTGACCGTTGTTCGGTTGAACCGTATTTCGGGTACTTCGAGCCACGTTCTGAGCGTCAGCGACTGTAATTCGCCATGTCCTTTGTCATCAATCTTACCACCGCGTCCGAAGAGTCCTGTTTGGAAGGATTCACCGAACTGCGCCCCTTTCTCCAGTCGGGCGAGGTCTTTTGATGTCAGTCCTTGGTTGAATGTGATATGCCCTCGCGCCACATCATCGTGTATCTTCGAGAGGAAATACATCGAACCATAGGAGTTGATAAGTTGCTGTATCTGGTCATCGGAAAGCCCGCTGCCCGAACCCGAACCGCCCGAAGATGCGTTGGAAGCATAGCCACCGCCAGTAATCATCGTCTGCACTTGCTCTTTGAGTGTCGTGATGTCACCCTTCACCTTCTCGTTGCCAACGGTTATCTCGCGGACGAAAGGATAGTCAAGTTGCGTGACAATCTTTATGATGTGCGTTTCGAGCGTGTAGGAAGTGCCACCATCGAGCATCTGCCCATCGTTATAGATGACGGCCTGCCCGATGTGCAAGTTCGGTTCGTGCTCTTCGAAATAGACAGGATTCGAAGGCAGTTCGTAGTTGTTCAAGTCGGAACGAAGCAGAGCGACTTTTCGCTTGGCGACCATTTCAAGGTCGAGGTACGCCTGTTCCTTATATGTGTCATCGACAACGACGTTGATAAGCGTTGCCTTATTGCCTGTGAGCGATGGTGTTGCCGCACCCTGCGGGAAGATACCGCCTGCCGATGTTGTGGGGATAATGAGATTATCAGACTGCTTGAACACTATCCGATAGTCACCTTCCTGTGCCGTGAAGCCGTCATCATCCATATCATCCTCCCCTTTCTCCTTCGTCTGCTTGTCATAGTAGGCGACATCGAAGTCACCCTGCCCAAGCATGAGCGAGTTCATAGAGCCTGTGGCATAGTTCGGGAGGAACGTGATTTGAACGGTTTGCCCCTCGATAATATTATCATCCGATAACTTATAGTCGAGCCAGCGAGAAACCGTCCTATTGCCCTCGGAATCGGTCGTATAGACGGGATATGCCAAGCGGGTGTACCATTTCGAATAGGCTTTGTACTTCTTCCCATCCGAAGGGTCAAGGACACCATCGGCATCTTCCACGCGGTTGCCGTCATCATCCAAGAGCCAGCAACGGCGTTCGCGGACATTATACAGATAGAGTTCTAGTTTCGGATATATATCATCGAAAACCAGTTCCTCGACAATCGTAGGCAGTCCGCGCTCCAAGAACGCTTCACGCGTTATGAGATTGCCGTTCTCGTCTGTATATATCATGGAGTCGGGATAACGTGAAGGGTCAAGAGTCAGGCGTTCGGTGACTTGCACATTCTCACCGCCATCTGTCGTTTGCGAAAGATTCCGCGTAGAGCCTTTCACAAGGAACACGTTATGGTAGTCTTTGCGAGTGCGTGATACATTGGCGACCCCGACATTAACGCCTGTTATCAGTTCCATTTCCTCGCCATAGCGGATTGTGCCGAGTCGGAACTGACGGCGGGCATAGTCGAAATGATACTCACAGTCAAAGGCTTGTGCTATCTGTGCCGCACCGCCCATGATACTTGTCGCATCGAAGTTGACCGTTGCCGACGGCGTGAGGTCGCTGTCAACGAAAGCCGTCCATCCACCGCCTATCTCGTCATGGAATAGACGGTAGTGTGCCGCAAGCCAGTTGATGCAATCGACAACGAGCATGGCTATCTGACGTGCGCTGCCCGTATATCCCCATGTGGTCTTTTTGACGGCTGCGTTCCAGTCGGAAATCTGACCTGTAATAAGCATGAAGGGAATACGCGAGAGCCACATGATAGGATGCTCGAACTGCGGTTCATAAGCATACTCCGTCTCGCTGTTCGTGTCAGGAAGGTAAGGCTCGTAGAGCCGATACTTTATAGGGTAGCGCGAGTCACCGCCAGTATACGGGTTGAATTCTTCGGGAAACGGTATGATATACGCACCGACAGGCAGGGCATAACGCTCCGTGTCGCGCCATGACATCTGAACGTAGTCGGACTTCATCAGTTCCTCTACGTGCTGACAGGCCTTCGTAATGAGAAGGTCTTTCAAGACCTGCCCACTCTCGATTTTCTTGCCTTCGATGTCGAAAATATCAATCATACACGCTACGATTACAAACTCCGTTTTATGTTATAGAAAGCCTGTCCTGCGGGTTCGGCTCTGTAATTTCGAGTGTAAAGGTAGCGCGATTTCCTCGGAATTGCTGTTTTATCTTTATGTCGTTATAAACAAGTTTGAAGATGCGGTTTTTGGAGGGTATTTTGAGATAGAAAACACCCTGCGAAATCTTGCTTGTGAAGGCTTCGAAGCGGTCAGAGAACTCGCTTGCCGATGCCGCTTCAAGGAGCAATCCGACTGTCACCGTGCGCTTCTGATACTTCGCGTACTTCGGCTTGGCTACCAGTTGAACGCCATGTTGCAAGCGACTGTCATTTTCAACATAGCCCTTCGATGCCGACTTGTTGAGCAAAGTCAGATACGCGCCTTTCAGAAACGAAACACCGTACTCAGTGTAGATGTCAACATACTGCGTATCTTCGTCATCGGGGAGTTTGATAAAAGCACTATTCTTCATATCTCATTATCTTTCGTTATACAATTTCTTCACTAAGTCGCGTATCTCCGCTATCGGGGCTGTATTTTGAACGATGCGCTCCAACCGTGCGTTTGTCGTTTCATGCAAATCTATCGTGGTCTGTATGCCATCGAGAATATCGGAAACAGTGACGCGGATGCTCTCGACTCCTTGCATCGTGCTATACGCCATGTCAAGGCTCTGCGAAAGTATCTCGTACTGATGTTCGTCGATAATCTGTAAGGCTGTGGCACGGTTGATAAGTTCATCGGCTTGGTCGTAAGTCCATTTCTCCAGCGAATTATATGTGGCTGACTTATCCTCAGCACCACCAGTACCGCCTACGATGTCAATGCCTGCGTTATCGAAAGCCGTTTGGATAGTTTGCATGGCACTCTCCAGCGAGGGAAGATATTTCTCTATCGCCTCCTGTGCCTGTGTCGCGAAAGCCGAAACACCGAGCATATATGCCGTTTCATCCACCTGCCCTGTTGAAAAAGCGATGGTAAGGTCTTCAAGTTGCTCTTGGAACGGCTCGAAGATAAGCTGTGTTGCGATAGCCTTCATCGCATCCTTCGCTATCGACTGGAACGTGTCTCCAGCATACTTGCGGAACGAGTCCATCACGTCCGTACCATTCTTCAACCAATCCCAAAGGGCATCGGTCAGATTATCAACGAGGGGCGAGAATGCGTTGGAAACGTATTCGTGAATTTCGTCAAGGAACTCATGCGCCTTCTCCGAGTATTCAAGCAGTTTCTCCAGTGTCTCGCGAGTCTCACCGACAAGAGTTGGGCCACCTTCACCAAGTATCTTCCTTGCCACTTCGGGGTCAACGAGTGACACGCCCTTCACGTCCTCAAACAAATCCTCTCCCCAATTTTCCTTAACCCATGACTGGAGGTCTTGCGTCTTTTCAGAGCGGAAGAATGTGCGGTGGCGCGTCTGTACTCGCATGTTGTTGATAGCAGCCGTCTGACCTGAGTCATACGTGAGCGTATCGATACCGGCACGAACGGCATTTGCAAAGGCAGCACCAGCACCAGCGAATATCGCTGTACCGATAGCCGCGATGACTGTCGAACCGAGAGCAGCACCGATAGCCGTACCACCTATCGCAGAACCAATAGTCGCTCCAAGTGCAGCACCGATTCCCGAACCCGCACCGAATGTCAGTACACCTCCGATGATACCAACGATAGCACCGAAGATGGCTGGAGCCCAACTTGAAAAGCCAGAACCGGCATTCTGATATATCTCTTGCGGTTGTGTTGCGACCTTGCCATACGCAGCGAGATACTTCTTGTTGAGTTCAGCACCCTTTTTCAGATTCGTAAGACCGTTGCTGTATATCCAATGTTCCTTGTTAAGGCGGTCTTCGAGTTGGTCTATCTGAAGTTCCATGATGCGCTGTTGCATCTCGTTTATCTCACGCTGCTTTGCGGCATAGTGTTCGTAGAGTGAGTGAGAGTCAGGCAGTATGGAGTTGAGTTTCATGTTCAGGTCAATCATCGCGCTAACGGTAGTACCGATAGCGTTGACCTTTTGAAGGACGGCACTCAGTCCTGTTGCGCTCGTATTGATATTCTGAATACTCCCGATAACACCGCCCAAGGAGTTCGCGATACCACCGACAGCACCGAGAGCACCACCGAACGAACCACCGATGGAGTTGCCCAACTGTTCGAGCATCGAACCAAATTGCATTATCTGCTGTGAGCAAGCACCAACGGCTTTCAATACGCGATTGTATGCCTGTGCCTCTTTATCCTTTGCGGCAGCGAGGGCGCGAGTGGCCTTCTCTTCATCCCAATTCTCGACATTGAACTTCTTGGTCTTTTCGTCATAGGTGATACTCTTGATGAGCATCGCACCACCCTTCACCAAATTAAGGCGTTCCTGTGCTTCCCGAACTTCATCCTGTGCCTTTTTCAGTTCCTTTGCCGACTCAGCAAAAGACTTGAAGGGGTTACGGGCGTTGAGTTCATCGTACATCTGTTGCAAGGTGTTGGTGTACTCACGCAGATGTTCGGGGTCGAGCGAATGAGCCGCTGCCTCTTTAGCGCGTTCAAACTCGCCTATAAGGAAGTTCAAGGTCTCAGACGAAGTATTGCCCAAGTCCTCGAAAGCACGAACGTATTCGGGAGTTTTTTTTAGTTCATCAAGAGAGAGCGATGCCTGACTCTCTGCCCTCTGCCGTGCCGCTTCAATACGCGAACGGCGCAAGGCTTCGACTCGTTCCGTGTCACCCCGCGCTTCGGCATCGGCAATGGCGGCATCGATGGCAGCAACATCATCGCGGTATTTCTTATCGATAGCGAGTTTGCGGTCAACGTAGGACTGATGCGACTGTATCAATCCATCAGCCAAATCTTCTTGCATCCGCTTATAAGTAAGTGCTTCGAGTTTCAGCCGGGCATCGATTTCTTTCTGCTGGTCATCCGTAAGCGAAACTTTTTTATCAAGCCCTTGTGCATAGAATCCCTGTGACCCTTTCGTGCGGTTCTTTTCATACTCGGCAGCGGCCACTTCAATATTCTTTTCCAACATCTGCTGACGCTGGCGTTCGATTTCGTCAAGGCGTTTTTGATGGTCGAGTTCAGCCTGTCGCTGCTCACGTTGTGCGCCTTTCGCCATTTCCGCGATGACTGCTTCTTCCTGTGCGCGTTGTGCGGCAACGGCTTGCTGTGATTGTTCCAACTGCTGACGACGGCGAAGTTTCGCGAGGTCATCTTCTTTCTTCGCCTGACGTTCAGCAGCAGACTCTTCTTTTGACGTAGAGACCCCGCCCGATGCAGCCTTTTTATCCGCATCGACTTGCTTCTTAGCCTCATTGACCGCCTGCTGACGTTTGGCGAGTTCTTTCTTGAACTGTTCATCATTAAACTCAGAAACTTTCACCCCTCCAATTTCCATGGTTGTTTTAGCACGGAGTTTCGGGTCATTGAGTTTCTGAAAATCTCTTAGAGCCTTCTGCGCCTCGGAGAGTTGTTTTTGATGTTCTTGTGCGAAATTCTTTGTAGCATCCTCGGCAAGTTGCTTACGCCGTGCCTGTTCTTGCTTGAAGGCAGATAGTTGTGCCTCCAACTCTTCACGCGAGAATACACCAGTAACACCGCCAATAGTCGTTTTGCCATACTTCTTGCCCGATACGGTCATCTGAGCAAGAAGTTGGTTACGTTGGTTTATCTGCGCTCGCAAGTCATCGTTACTCACTCCCGTAAGGTTAGTGAGATACGTTTGGCGCTCGTTCTTATCTATCTGCTTTTGGACTGTCTCGCGCTGCTGACGAAGAGCCCTTAAGCGCGTTTGTAGTTCTTGTGTCGAAGTTCCAATAAAGGAATCTGTGTATTTTCCTCTATTACCGGTCTTGCGGGCATTAAGAGAATCCTCCAACTTCTTTATATCAGCATCCAACGAACGCCGTTCATTGACAGGATTTCTTAGCGATGTCTTACCGTCCAGTTCAGCAATCTCGCGCTTGATGTCGCGGATTTTTGAAAGGAGGTTGGCTTCTTGCTCATACTTTTTGAAAATAGACGGATAAGAGAGAAGCAGTTTTTTCAGTGCGGCCTCACGAGTACCTGTTGCGGCACTTTCATCTTCGGCAACGCCCATCAGTTCTTCTATCTTCCTTTTGTGTTCATCTTCTTTCGCTATCGCTTCATCCTTTGATGCATTATAATCATCGAGCGCATCTTTGACCTTCTCCTGTGCCGACTTCATACTCCACAATGCAGCAACCACACCAACAATCAGTGTTGTTACCAAGACATACGGATTGGCAAGCATTGTAGCGTTCAAGAGAGCCTGTGCTTTCTGTACGAGCATGATACGACCATGATGTATGAGTTCGGCAGCAGAAAGGCTTGTCGTAGCAGCCGTTTCCGCAACCTTCGCCCCTGTCGTAGCAGCCGTAGCAGCCGTTTCAGTCGCCTTGGCAGCAGTCGTCATTGTAGCATAATTCTTCTCGATAGCCTTGACCGCATTAACAGCAATAATAGCCGCCTTATATGCACCGTATGTACTCACTAAGGCGAGAAGAATCTTTCCTACGCGCTCGTAGTTTTCGACAAGGGAACTAACAGCACTAAGCGTACCATTGATGATACCTTCCGACTGTTTGCCCATGTCGTTGAACATCGAATCGATTGCATCCTCAATGTTTGATATTTGTCCTGTGATTGTTTTCGACTGCGCTTCCATCAGGCCTGCGAACTTGCCCCCTTCGGAAGACATTGCCATGATGGCTTTCTTAAATTCGTCAGCACCGACCTTTCCGGCAGATACAAGTTCACCGACCTTATCTTTCGTAACCCCGAACTGCTTTGCCAGTTCCTCTGCGATGGGAATACCACGACCCATGAACTGGCGAAGGTCTTGTGTGAACATACGGCCTTGCGTCATGGTAGTTCCGTAAAGGAAAACGAGGTCATTCAATGGCAAGGAGAGTCCAGCAGCAATATCTCCAAGATGAATCAAAGTGTCATTCACCTCTTCTGCTGCGACACCATAAGCCAACAACTGTTTTGCACCATTCGTCACGCCTTGCAAATCGAATGGGGTTATAGCGGCAGTTTTCGTCAACTGCTCCATTAGTTCGTTGGCACGGTCGGCACTGCCAAGCATCGTAGTAAAGGCAACTTCCAACTGCTGGAACTGCCCACGGGTTTCCATTATTTTTCGCCCGAACTCAGTGACGGAATAGGCAGCAAACACACCAGCAATCTTCTGTGTCAGTTTCTCCAGCGATTGTTCCATATCGGCATTCTGCTTCTTTACTTCGGATGCCGTATCTTTGGCTTCATCACGGAGTTTTTCGCCTGTATCTCCTGCCGTCTTGCCAGTGTCTTTGAGTTTTTTCTTTAAGTCCTCATACGACTGTGTTGTTGCGTCAACCTTTTGTTTTTCATTCAATTTTTCGTTGAGTTCCCCGAAGGCATTGGCAGTCTCTTTTATATCATCAGCACGTAAACCCTCGTTTTTTACGGCTTCCATCGCCTCTCCAAGGTCAATAAGTTTGCGGTTTGCCTCTCCAAACTCAACAGCAAGACGCGCGTATTCATCACGCACTTCTTCCAGTTCCGAAGCATCGGTATTTGGGTCTGTGAGTCTTTCGTATAACGCACTCACTCGCTCTTCGAGCATATCAACATATTGTTGCTGCTTCTGATAAGCGATGGAAACGGAATCGGCTGCACTGACAGTAGCGTTTTTGTATTCATCGGTCTTGGCACGTATCTCGTCAATACTCTTGCCGTCCATATTGGCAAGTTCTTCTTTTAACGCGATAACACTCTCTCCTGCTTGAACGAATGATTGTACGGCTTCATCGGCAGCGATTTTGGCTGACTGAATACCAGCAGCACCATCAATAGAACCCATGCCGATAGAAGAAACCTTATCGAAAGCACTTGCATAGTCAGCAGCCTGTTGCTTGGTTCGAGCGAGCAACTGTTCTTGATTTGCGATTTGACTGTTCAGCCCGGCTATCGTTGCCTCCATTTCACGGTACTTTGCGGAATCCATCGGAACGTCTTTCATTTCCTCGAAAACCTTTGCCAAGTCCTGTTGGAGTTTCCCGATATTTTTCTCTATGGTCTGAACATTCCTCTCTGTGACATTTTTCGCTTCACCGAGAGCCTGCGAAAAGGTATCGAGGGCTTCCTTCGATTTCTGAGCAAGTTCTTTTTCGGTTGCCTTACCAACAGCCTGATAAGCCGCTTCGACTTTTTGAGCCATTCCTTGTGATATACCCTCTATCTGCCCTATCATCGAATATAGTTTATCGATAGAGCCGTATATATCGGTAATGTCGAGTTGCCCACTAATGCCAAGTATATCTTTCTCGTCTGCCATAATTAAAACATATTTGCGATTTCATCGCAAAATTAAGGCTTTTGAGCGCGTTTCGGGCGAACGGCTGGATAAGTGAATAAACAAGTAAAGAAATCGCGGGAAACGACCTTAAAATGCGTTTCCTGCGATTCATATAACTACATCATGGATGCGAAAAGTTCGGATTCGTGCCTGAACTTCTGATTATTCGCTGCCGGGCGTGTTTTTTTCGTTTTCGGATGACCTCTACCACTCTTCGGATAATCATCATTGTCTAAGTTCATTGACGGGATGGAGCGGTTCAAGAGAAGAATGTTCAAGTATGAGCGTTCAAAGACAACCTCTTCGTAACTCATGCGAAAATACTTCATTATTCCTCCAACGGTTGCCCATGGTGAGTCGTTTGCTTCGGCTCGGTCATCGGTTTCGTCTTGTGTAGGAAAATGATAGAGGTCAAGAAAAAATTTGCGCTGAAAGCATCCGTGATGACAGCGAGAGCCTTCTGAAACTTGCGTATCGTCAGGCGATGAAGGATATACCCTCGGAACAACCTACGCGCCCAACGACGGCGATAGGCACATATAAGGAACGTCTCTTGCATCATTTCGGCACTCTTATAGCGGGCAAGCATTTCAGCCGCCATATTGAACTTCTTTTCGAGTTCCAGCCCGTCACCCTCCATCTTATCCACATACTCGCCCATTTCGTATATCTGACCGAGAGTGAGAGGGCGTAGGCGAATGGGCAATAACCCGATGTGAGTCCATACGGTACGTTCCGTAAGTGCGTCAGCAGTTTTCTTCTTCTCTGTTGCGTTCATATTCGTTAGTATTTAATGAAAGAAAGGGCGACAGGCGAAAAGCCTATCACCCCGTTCTTAGTTATTCATAGTGTGAACTTAATTACCATCTCCGGTGTCATCTCCGGTGTCACCGTTGGCGGGTGCTGCGGACAGATCCTTCCAGCGATGACCGCTGATTGGTTTGCCGTCTTTGTCAGCATTCATCTGCTCGCGGAACTCCAGATGGAGGTTGGGGAAGCCCGACTTGCCGAGAGTACCGGCACGGGTAACCTTAATCTTCATCTTCGCCCACTCGAACTGCTTGGCGGGGAACTCGTCAAAGGCCTTCGTGATAATCTGAACGGCCTCCAACAGGTCATTGACCTGCGTAGGAGCCTCAATCCAACCCTCCGCATTCTCCGTGTATTGCATCAGGTGGAGATAAGCGGCCTTGCCCATATCGTAGGTATCCATAGTGAAACCCTTGGTGGGAGCACTGGACTGAAGGGTAGCGTAGATGTCATCGCTATCTTCTACCTCGATGTCGTTGTCCGAACCTGCCTGGTCGTTGAACTGAAGGGAGTCCTTCACGATTGCCTTGAACTTGAAAGTACCAGCCCCTGAGAATGCAGGATAAGCACCGTTAACACCGCAAGGTGCGAGAGTCACGGTAGAAATACCATAAGCTGCTGTCTTCATAATCGTTACTTATTTAAGTTATTAAAAAACACATTTAACTGTATATTGACGTAATACGTCTTGTCGTCCTCAGGTGTCGGGCGACTATCCGCAAGAAACTCGTAAAAGGCTGGCTCGATGTATGTATTTTCAGGAAACATTGATGCTATCGCAGAAGAATACTTATCCAACCGCTTTGTGTCGGGCTGATGGCTTTTCGTTTCGGGAACATGAATATTGATGTTCACCACTCCTTCACCGACTGCGCCACGATGCACGAAAGGCAGATGGTTGACGGCAATATACTCGCCAGTCGTTCCTTCGGGGCGTTCGTACTTATAAGCACGGCCTGAGAAGCCTTTCAATGCGCCGTTCTTGATTTCCTCGTTAAGATGCTTAACGATTGCATCAACAGCCTTTCCACCAAGCATTAAACTCATATTCTACCTTCTTTTACGTCATCTATTGCCTCTTCGAGAACCTTCTTCAATTCATCCCTCAGATAGTACTTCGTCAGATGCAACACGTTATAGCCTCGATGCTCTACGTGCGCCCCATAACGCATACCAGCGACTATCAGCAGTGAGTAACCCTTCGGTGCAACGACATTTTCTTTCCTTGCGTATTCGTCCAATGCCGCTTCGACCTGCGCCTGTCCTTCGGGACTTTGTTGCGGTTCGGGTATCTGTCCGGCATGAGCCGTGACAAGTTCACCGTCATAGTAGAGAGCGAATGAAATGGAGTTTTTCAGATTCGCCGTCCTGTCCTTATATCCTTTGTTCCATTTGGCATGAGTGACCGCTTCCTCGGCTAACTGTAGGAGTTTCATGTCGAGAATTCGTTTTAATGCTTCCTTCCGCTCTATGAGCCTCTGTTGGATTTCCCGAAGCCCCTCGACCTTAAATTCTGCCTTTATAGCCATATTTTGAGGTAGCGTTGTTTGTACGTCACGAAACCTCGGACTACCATCACCTTGTCTATCGTTCCGTCCGCTTTCATTATTCGCACATAGTCGCCTTCCTTGGGGATAAGCGGATATAGCGATTTCTTTAGCGGGGCAATGACATAAAAGGAGTACACGTACTCTGAACCGTCATTAAGGCGTATCTTCTGTGCAGCCGCGTTGAACGACACAAAGCACTTGGAGAAATCCACGAACTCCGCATCCTCTTCCGCTATCGGGTCGTTGTTCTCGTCATAGAGAGGCTGACCCTTCGGCCTTACTTTCAACACATCTTCGAACCGCATAGACTACCAGCATTTGACTGCCGTCACGTTATAGTTGTCATCCTCGGCATCAACAAGTGAAGCAGACAAACCCGCAGAAGCCGCAATAGCCGCGATTGCTTTATTGAGTTGTGCCGTATCATAGGTGTTGCTGATAACATCGATTTGTTCACGTTGCAAAACCCTCATACGCGCAAGGCAGCGCATCGCTGCTAAAGCCACTGGACGAAGCATCGAAGAATCGTAATCGTCATCAACTTTACCTTTTTGACCGAAATGAGAGCAACTGTCGATGAACAGTTTCTCCAATCCGTTTTCGTCAAGGGAATACGGCTGTATCTCGGCTGCTATGGCTTCGCGGTTTGTCATACTTTCACTTTATTCAACCAACTTGAAAAACTTTCAGATATAAGTCCCTTTCCCAGCGTCAGACTACTTCGATACTTCGTCAGTAATCAGGATGAAGTAGTTGTTGATGCCGTTGAACACAGGCTGAGCCCACATGTCATAGTCGGTGTGGCGACCAGTCTTGTCACGCCAGTAACCAACGAGGTTATCGTCGTGCTGCGAATAGGTCTTACCGGGCAGCGGGTCAACGAGTTCGAGCGGGTCGGCAATCTTCATGACGGCAACGTTCGGGGCGCACTGGAATACGACTCGATTGTCAACGGTCATGTTGAAGGGGACACCGTTTGCCAACTCCACGAAGCGGTCAGGCTCGACAGTGATAGTCGGCAGCATCACAGAACGCAGATAGGTGTTAACCTGGTCTACGGACAACAGAGGAACAGCAGACTGGACTGTTACCGACTGGAGATTCAGACGGAATGTAGCCTTAATCTGGTTGGACTGACACATGTTGTAGAAGGTGTCCTCGGACATACGAACGCGCTGGATGGTACGACCCTTTGACTTGGCGTACTTCACCACCTGACGGATGTCATCGATAGGCTTGGATTCGGGGTCACCCCAAATCTTCGAACCTTTGAGAACCTTGAACTTCTTCACATCGAGGTCGAACTTATAGGTCACGTTGGCCTTCAAGTTATTCTGCTTGCTGACGGTCTGAGTACCGTTGAACAAACCCTCGAAATACAGCATGTCGATACGCTTGTGAGGGGCGATGACGGCACGCTCGAAAGGACGGAACGCATAGCGAATGAGTTTGTCGTACTCATCGCGGTTCTGTGCCTCGGTGTACCCAGCCTTGCGGTTGCGGTAGCGACCCTCCAGATAAAGCATCTGCTCGATGTAGTCGTTATCCAACTCCCACTCGTCGCCAAGGTGTCCGATAGAACCGAACAGGTCTTGGAAGTCGGGCAGACGGTGAACGGGCTTCTCGCCGTTCTTGGAAATCACAGAACCAGCGATGGCAGCACCATACTCGGCAAGCGATGCCTTATACTGCTTTGCTGCCTCGTAGTCAACCTGCGAGATTTCCTCTTTCCACAGAGCCTTATAGGTCGAGACCTTCATGTTCTCGTCCACGAATGCCTGAAAGGCTTTCGGCTCTTGAATACTTTTAAGAATAGAATTCATAGTCTAAGTCCTCCTTTCTTTTACTGAATCTTGAACTGATGACGGTCGCCAAGACCCTTCTTGATGTCATCGTTGACGGGGAAGGGCATTGTGTCCTCTTCAATCTCGTATGCCTGCAAGGTCGGTGTGACCTGAGGATAGTCGTTGTCGCGCAAATCGTTCGTCTCGTACTGGAGTCCGAGCAGAACACCCTTAGAGTTTTCGTCCGCGATGACAGCACCGGCTTCGAGAGCCTTGGGTACGGCATCAACGGTCAGGGTAGCAACACCATCTTCCGTTGTGATAGCGGAGATAGTCATGCCACCGATAACATCACCGACTTTGAGAATGCCAGTGTCCTCAACCTTTACGGCTGTGGCATCTGCCAAAGCGGCCTCATAGACCTTTGCCGACTTAACGACAATGGCCTTCCCGTTCTCCTTGTTGAAAGCGAGAACAGTGCCTTTAGGCAACCAGCGCAGTTTTTCGGGAAGATTGGAGATGTCGAGGTCGTAACCGCCCTGACGGCGAATACAAGTCTCTTCCCACCAAAGAGCCTCCTTTATGTCTGTCGGCTTGCCCTTGTGCATGAACATACCATTTTTTGTAGACATAACTTCAAATGTTTTTAGTTTTACAATGAGTTAACTTTACTTCGTTGGAGGTGCAGGGGGCTGCGGTGCATTTCTGCTTCCGAAGTCTTGCATCTGCTTAACAAAGTCGTCTGTCTCGTCTTCGGGCTTCGGGGTCGCGGGTGCTTCCACGAACTGTCCTGAACTTATGAGTTCCTGTTTGAAGGCAGCGTAATCGGTTTCGATTTGAGCAGCCAACGTATCGAGATTTTCTTCCTTGTCAAGCGTGTATTTACCACTGAACGTCTTAGGAATAGACTTTAGTTTTTCGTGCGAAGCGAGAAGTCCGGCAAGGCGTGTTTGCTCCTGCTGTTGCTGATACGGGGCGATTGCTTTCGCGACTGCCTCGTCAATCTCCTTCTGGCGGTTCTCGTTGGCCTTGGCAATCAGTTCCTGTACCTGTTCCATCGTCAACGGACCTGCTGGGGGCGTAGGCGGTGTCGGAGGTGTCGGGGGCGTTGGAGGCTCGTTAGGCTTCACATATCCCTCGAACTTTTTGTTGGTCTCGGAGATACCACGGTTATACACTGTTTGCATCATCTTTGCGTAACCCTCTGCGGCAGTGATGGCTTTCGAAACATCGTCATCGGTTGACTCGTCTGTGAGGTTTGCGGAAATGATGTCTGTCAACGAACTCAGTTCATCCTTCTTGAAACCGTACTTCGCGTAAGACGTTTTCAGTGAAGCAAGCACTCTTTCTTTGATGTTCATAATTCCTAATTTTGTTTGGTGAATAAAAATTTCCACCGCAAAGTTAGTTTTAATAATAAACACGCGAATGTTTTTTTGTTCGTGCGAATAAACAAGTAGCGTTTTGGGCGTTTTTCGGGCTTCTCAGTGCATTTTCTTCGCCTCCCTGATGACTTTATCAGTCGAGCAATCAAAACGCGCCTGAGGACACAAAAAAAAAGATGCGCGACCTTCACAGGCAGCGCATCCCGAACTATTGAGCATTCATCAATCGGTGTTATTTTTATACTTTGCGAACCTTCACAACCAAAATGCTGTTGTGTTCGTAGGTGCGGTGTTTCTTACACATTTTTGCCGCTTCCCCTGCGTTGGGGGCATAATACAAGTCGAACTGGTTGACATTGCACTGAGTGTCTGAGTATTCAACTTTCCAAAGCATCCATCCTTCGGGAACGCGGTTCTTGGCAGAGCGGATGGTTTCGCACAATCTCTCATGCTTCATCAGGAATCCTTCATACGCTTTGTCGAGATTCCTTATTCCGAACTCCACCTGACAGGCCACTGAGTCGAGCTGACTACTCAGTTCATGGTACTTCTTCCATGTTTCGTTATCAAACTCTTCGTTCGTACTCAGCCCGCTCTGATTCTGTATCAGTTGCTCGTTATACCAGGCACTCTGTTGCTTGGCGTGTTCCCTATACTCCCTTTTCAGTTCCTCTACGATGGCTTGCATTTCATCCATCGCTGCTTTAATTCTCTCTACTGTCATTGTTGTATCTTTTAAATTGTTAATAATATGGGAGGGTTGCCCCTCCCGTGAAATATCTTAGTAACCCATCTTTTTCAATCTCTTGTCGATGCGCTCTTTAGTCCATTCGAGCGAAACGAAGTGCAAGTGTTCGAGTCGCTGCCACTCGCGGCTGTTGCGTATATCATTGAGCATCCAGTTAACCATTGTTTCATGGTCTGTGCCAAGCATTCGCTGTGCTTCTGCGTACTCTTCCGTTCCTTCGGGGTAGTCATCCATCGTATTCTCCCATCCACCGATAAACTCGTTACAAGCGTCAACTACCATTTGGTAAACTCGCTTCTGATTGCTGTTCATTTCTGAAATCTTCATTGTTGTATCTCCTATCGTTTGTTAAACTTCCATGTGCAAATATACGCATAGAATCTGAGATAGTTTCAATCTTGCGTTGTATTTTATGCTATTTTTCGCTAAAAAGAAGCATTTTTGCCTATATTTGCCTTAAAAGGGAAAAGATGCCCGATTTTCGCAAACAGAGCATCCGACTTAACATTACTTATATAATAAAGCAATTCTATGAACTTTACACCAAAATCGCTATCTTGGCTTTTATCTTGTTTGCGTCACGCGCATCATGGTTGGAAAGGCGAAGGACGTGATAGCCCATGCGCCACAGCCCATTGCTTCGGTTCGTGTCGAGCCGCCTCTGATTCTTCGTGTAGTGATAGCCACCATCGATTTCGACTATCGCCCGAAGTTCGGGAATATACAAATCCGCGAAATAAAGCCTCCTGCCTGTCGAGATAGGCTTTTGCCGTATGACTTTATAGCCCAGCGAGCAAAGAACGCGATATGCCGCTTTTTCCGCGTCTGACGAGTGCGCCATGAGTTCGGCACGGCGCATCCGCAGCCATCGGTCAGTATGAGAGCCGTTCGAGTTCTTCGTCTGTGAGGACTTTCCGCTTTCCTTTTGCGAATGGGCGGTCTGGCTGACCTTCGACAAAGACCTCATACTCTTCTTCTTCATATTCATAGTTTACCATGCACATAAGCCGATATATTATTTCTTATTCATTATTCTTGCCCAAAGGCCGCGTTTCTCCAACTGTTCGCAACGCTGGACGGAGGCTTTCATAAGTGCAGCATATTTGTCGGTTTCCTTGCGCTGGCGGTCAAGTTCCTGTTCCATCAATGAGTTCGACTGTTTGAGGGTTTCAAGTTCGGAACGTATCTTCTCGATGACCTTCTTTCGCGGGAGGGCATTGACAATATCACCATAGACCATCGAAATGAGGGGCTGGAACGCTTCGGATGCCTGTTTCAGCAGTGCCGGGTCTTTCTTCCCGTCACGCAACATCAGCGAAAAGTTGAGTAAAGCCTGTCGCCCGATGGCAATATCAGCCGCCATTTCCTCAACCCTCGCATAGTCCGTCTTGCACTCAATGAGTGCGTTCCTGAGACTGGTGATTTCCTCCATCTGATGCTTATTCGTCAGCAGGGATAACCGATAGTTCTCTTTGATGTCGGAAAGTTCCTTTTCCAACTCTTTCACTTGCGCCACCGTGGGGCGTACCCGCTTCTTCTTTTCTTCCATAACACTTCGTTTTATAAGTTACCAAATACTTTCATGTGTTCAATGGCAAAATCAATAGCCTTGCCAAGGTCTTTTGGATTGGGCATACGATAGATGCTCGGTACGTTCTGGTCACGGCGATAGCGGTTTGCCTGTATGAGTACGGCCATGTAGTGACGCTTCAACTCAGTGCTGGCGTGTTCATCGCAAGCGTCATCATCGCACCGAACGAAACCATACGCATCCTTTCCCTTGCCTTTGATGCAGTTCCCGAAGCCGTCCGTATCTTCATAACAGAACCAACAGCAGTTGCCGCAACATTTCTCTTCTTCCTTTTCCATATTATTCAAAATAAAGATAGTTGTCTTACGTTATCCAGTGCCTTCA